GTTGCCAATATAGTCACAATATCCGTAACTGAAGCCCAAGGTATCCTTAATCCAATAGGTGGAATTGGCCTCAATGGGGGGCAAAGTGGTACCGCCTGAAATCATTGGCATAGGCGGAAGCCACGTGGGCAACTCCACAAGGAGATTGCACTCTGTTAGTATATCCCCGTACTTGTCCAGTTCTATTTCAAAGGTATTGCCGAACTGCGGTGCATTGAGAGGGATCGTGGTTCGCCGTTCTTGCAAGAAGGGCGTCGTCGGCTGATACTTGGGATCAAAGACGTGTTCTGAGGTCTCCTTGTCTTTTGCAAAGTAATCATCTTTTCGTCCCCTTGCCACGAGCTCAAACAGAGAGCCCTGGAGCGATGACTGAGGTATCGATGTCTGGTAGTTCATTCCCTATCAGTAGCATACAGCTAAATTTGATCATTTAATCCCCTAGATTACTTATAACAAATGAAACTTGTAATTGTCGAGTCTCCTGCTAAATGCAATAAGATCCAGGGATTCCTGGGATCCGACTTTGAGGTCGTGGCCTCGATGGGACATATCAGAGCTCTCGAGGAGTCTCTTGATGCCGTTGGCTTAACAACGGATTTTGAACCGCGCTTTGAATTTATCAAGGAAAAGTCCAAGGTGCAGAAGGATCTGAAGGAGGCTGCCAAGGGGAAGACCACAGTCTATTTGGCCGCCGATGATGACCGAGAGGGCGAAGCCATCGCCTATTCGGTCGCTCTTCTACTCAAGTTGCCCTTGGCAACTACACCACGTATTGTCTTTCACGAAATTACCAAGGATGCTATCCTCAAAGCGGTCGAGAAACCAAGAACACTCAATATGGATCGCATCTGGGCCCAGCAGGCCCGTTCAATGCTGGATATGCTCATTGGGTTCACCTTGAGTCCCATTCTATGGACCCAGGTGGCCCGCGGCTTGTCCGCGGGCCGTTGCCAGACGCCTGCCCTCAAGCTTCTCGTGGAAAAGGAGCGGGCCATTACATCCTTTAAGCCCTCCAGCTCGTGGAAGATTGGGGGGCACTGGATAACAACAGGTGTTCCTGTTGTGGCAGCAACTTCTTTAAGTCCTCCCGTGATCATCCAGGCATCGCTCGAGGATGAGCTCGAAGACGAGGGATCGGCCACAAATTACCTGGATATTCGCAGGGACGGACGGTTGGCCACCGTGATGAGTAACGTAGTTAGGCCTTGGTCTTTAAGTCCTCCAGAGCCGCTCATTACGTCGACGCTCCAGCAGCAGGCGTCGGCTCTCTATGGCTTGTCGCCGAAAGGCACTATGCAGATCGCCCAGAAACTATATGAGGCGGGCCATATCACCTATATGAGAACGGACAAGGCTGTGTTATCCGAGGAGGCGGTCAAGGAGGCTCGGGAAGTCGTGGCGGCCAAGTGGGGCCCTACCTATTTGGGCCCTGAGAAGAAGGCTGAAGAGGTCAAGGCAAAGACCAAGAAGCCAAAGGGAGACGGACAGGATGTAAAGGCTCAGGAGGCCCACGAGGCTATTCGGCCCACGCATCTGGAGGTCGAATCGGTGGAGGGTGAGGGTGCCAAACTCTACGGTCTCATTCGCCAACGTGCTCTACAGTCCGTGATGGCAAAGGCCGTAGGAGAGAACTGCAAGGTTGTGATGCATTGTGATGGGGAACCTGAAGAAGAACGGTTGCCCTGGGCGGCTTCATGGAAACGCACGACCTTTCCTGGCTTTCAGATTGTGGGACGCGTCGCTGCTCTGGAAGAAGAGGAAGAGGAGTCAGAATCGGAGAAGTCGGCGTGGACTCAGGCTCAGGCCCTTGTACCAGGCACCAAGGTTCAGTGGACTCAGTTAGTGGCCCAGCCCCACGAAACCAAGGCGCCTGGCCGGTTCTCGGAGGCGACGCTCGTGAGAGATCTCGAGAGTCACGGCATCGGCCGCCCCAGCACCTTTTCGTCCCTCTTGGCGGCCGTGCAAGACCGTGGCTATGCCGAACTCAAGAATCTACCAGGTGTCTCTGTGGATCTCAAGACCTATACATTGACGGATGTCAAGAAGCCTCTGGCCATTAAGATCTCCAAGAAAGTGTTGGGGGCTGAGAAGCAGAAACTTGTGCCGACCGACCTAGGAAATCAGTGCCTCGCTTTCTTGGAAACCCACTTTGGCCACTTGTTTGACTACAAGTTCACAGGCCAAATGGAGCATAGGTTGGACTTGATCGAGAAGGGCCAGGAGACCTGGAAACAGGTTTTGAGGGATACATGGGCCACCTACAAAGACAAGTATACAACAATGATCAAGGCGCCCTCCAAAGAGGGCGCGAATCCGAAACTCAAGGTGTTCTCGAATGGCTTGAAAGCCGTGATGTCCAAGAAGGGACCTCTGTTATTGACAGAAGGCGCCACAAAAGAGGACACTGTGTTTCACGGATGGCCGACGGGGGTTCTCTTTGATGCAATGACGGAAGAGATTGCAAAGGCTCATATGAGCAAGGCGAAGGAACTGGCTGAAGGAGAGGTCTTAGGCCAATGGAATGGAGAGCCTGTGGTCAAACGGATAGGGAAGTTTGGGCCCTATGTCAAAGTCGGCGATATCACGCTGTCCGTGGGACCCCTGGACACCTTGGAAATCATTGTGGAGAAGCTCGAGGCCAAGAAAGAGACCCCTTCAGGCATTCTCAAGACCTTCAAGGAATATGAGATTCGGACGGGGGCCTATGGACCCTATATCTACAAGACAACCTTGAAGAACAGACTCTTTGCGTCGTTACCCAAGGATATCAAGATAGAAGGGCTCACCGATGCGGATGCGGCCACTCTGTACAAGGCAGGGCTAGAGGCCAAGAAGAAGAAATTTGTAAAGAAGTGATAGAGATGGGACAGACGGGATCGAAGCCACGAGAGGCTGTATTGATTGATGATTTGAAACTGGGCACCTGTTTTAAAAATGTGGTAAATGGAGGCGATGGACCCTACAACTACTGTCGTAAAGTTATTAAAAACACATATAGACGAAAAAATAAATATTATGAATTAGAAACGGATCGCGGGAGGCTATATATGAGTGAGGGGACTCTTTATAAAAAGTGCAAGTGTCCTAAGACACGAAAAAAGAAAAGGGCAGCAAAAATTTGAAAAAGTAAAGGGAGCAACGGATAGGGTAGATGTCACAACTCTATCGTGTCGTATGGAAGTGTGTAGAAACGGGACTCGAGAGTCACGGAGACTATGTGCCCTTGGAGGCTGCAGAAGAATGGGCCGCCTATGGGAATCGGAAGTGGGGTACCGATCCGTGGGCCCGTCACCAAGAATGGAGACAAGTACTTGGTGAAGAAGATGATGGCCTGATTATTCAGCATTGGGTTGAATCCTATCCGATTCCGATATTAGCGAATCCACCTATACGCCAAGCTTCTTCAGCAGACTAAACACAATTGCAAAGAGCGCTCCGCCCCATAATGTATCCGCAACGGCCATTCCCAGCTCGTATTTTTTCAGAATAGTCAGACTGGTAAAATCATAGATGGCATAGGTGGCGGCGCCCATTAGTACGGCATCCTGTACTGAAGAGACCTGATAGATCAAGTAGGCCAAGGCAATGTACACGGGAATGGCCGCTGCCCAACGGAAGGTCACGGGAGAGCCTTGAATGCGCTCCGTCATTGCCAATGCATAGCGGCCGGCTGTCAAGAGCCAGACAGAATCCACTACAACAAATAGGATCATAGCAAATAACATTTGACGTATCGAAGGAATCATCTCTATTTGCTAAGCTTAAAATGTCATTTGGTCATTCCTCTAGAATGTCGGAGACGGTCCACATTGATGCCTTTCAAACAAATTTGCACGGCACCAAAATTCTGTGCCAGGGCCCTTTTGTGAAAGGGAAACTGCCGCCACTGACAGACAATATCCAAGCGCTGAGAGCCCCCTTTAAACGCAAGGTCCTCCTGACCAACACACCCTTTTCGTTCAATAAGAGTCTGCCCTTTGTATACGATGCCACGTTTCAGATGCGGGAAGGCGCCGACTGGTCTCTGGCTCTAACCTATATTCTACACGCGCCCAAGGATGTTCTGGTTATTGCCGAAGATATTCCTATTCCCGATGCAGTCTGGCCTAAACTAACGAAAAGTGTTACATTTGTGCATATGGTGACCACGCCCTTACGCTTGGTCCAGCCGTATGATACCATTTTCTTTGCCCCTATAGATGATATTACAACCCCCTATACGGATACTGTGTTGAAGGCTATTACTGCTGTGCACAAGAAGACCTATACGTTGAAGGATCTCCGTGAGATTCTACAGGAGTTACGCGTTGCCAAGGCAGGACTTGCTTGGACGAAGATTGCAGAAGCAGGGGTAGAAGGGGCTCTGTACTGGTACGATCCGGACATCATGGTAGGCGAGGAGATGTCGAAGAAGCAGATGTCGGAGCTCTTTCAGTGGCTTTCGATGCAATTTACTTAGGATTCATAAAGCTGGCCACGGCAGGTGCACCGATCCCCAGATTGCTTAAGGTATCCGCGACACTTCCACTCTTGGTCTCAGCGAAGCCGCCGCGAGAACGCCGGGTCTTCCTCGCGCCCTTCCGCATCGCCTTGAAGGTGCCCTTGGTGGGCTTGTAGCCGAGCTTGAAGAGGTGCTGAATGGCCTTCTTCCCTGCCGCGTGCTTCTTGCGGCTTACAATACGTCCCTTGTGCTTCATCAGGTCGCCCTTCTTGAGGCCGCCACTCGTGTGCTTCGCCGAACCGTGAAAAACTTCTGCCTTGGAACCGACCGTCTTGATATCTGTCATTTGTTCTATTTTATGCAGCGAAAAAAGCGTGGCTTTAAGCCAGAAGAAAAATTGAAGAGCCTAAGGTCCAAACAATTAGTAACCGTAGAGCCTATCCAATCCATACTCCAATGCCAGGAAAGCGCAAGTATACGAAGAATGAGGCGGGACTCTATCTGTGCCCTGAGTGTGACTACACGACGGCCAAGTCCAGCACTCTCTGTATGCACTTGAACAAGCACGATGAAACACGGCAAATTACGTGCAAATTCTGTGACAAGGCGTTTACCGAAAAGGCAACGTTGGAGAAGCACTTGAAGAACTTTTCGGGCAAAGGGGATCATCCTGTGATTCGTAATCGGGATCTCTTTGAATGTCCCCACGATACTTGTGAGTTTAGCAGTTCCAATAAAGGAAATTGCCGTACTCACTATATGAGAGTACACGTCTCAAAGGAAGTCAATGCTATTCTAGAACGTGCTGAAGGGACCATCACTTGTAAAACCTGTCAAGCTCCCTTTGATAGTCTAGGTGCCTTCTACTATCACAGCATTGGCTGTATTAGTCTCCCTGTTACGGATGCCCGCCATCCCCTTCTTGAACAACTCAGTTAATCTACTGATACAATGTGAAGGGCCTGGACGAGTGAGTACAAATGGTAGCCGAGTGTTGCAAACCCTACCATAATGGCAATCTCATAGGCAGCTCGAGCTGTCTCTTTTTGCTCTAAGCCAATATAGATCAACAGGGGTGCAGCCACGAGAATATGGATCGCATTGACCCACGAAAGTGTAGAGTGTTTGACGAGTCGTAGAAAAAACTTATAGGCGTGAAATAAAAGAACAAAGAGACCGAGAACAAAGAGGGTTCGGAAGGCCCAGACAGGCATATCGGAACGAAAGAAGGCAATTATGAAGAACAGGGGAGCGACGAATAGGATGTGGAAGATAGAGAGAAGCGTATGATGATCGAATACGGAGGATCCCATCTGTTCTTAGTGTTTTAAATAATCGTTTTTAGCATCTGATTGGTAGATTCGAGTGCGGATTCAACCCACGCCTGGCAGTGATTCAGGCTCTCCCCGCAGGCGTACAAGCGCTTACTGATGGTGCGGCTGGATCGACAGACGGCCTCTACGTCATAGGAGCCTGGTAACCAGTAACTGCATCCGTTGGACCACGGATAGATGTGGAATTCGGAAGGGTTGGGAATGGACCGATCAGGGAATGTATGCCGAATGAGGCTCATCACTTGTCGTTTGACTTCTCCTGACCCTTTTTCTTTCTGCATTCGGATCCAATGCGTAGCATCCTCGCCGTCCGTATACGAAATCATTATGATTCCTTTGGGTGAATTCACAGGAATGATATAGCGAAGAGGATTGTTGACCACCGTTGACGGAATATCCGAGAACCAACTGCGACCCTTTCGTACAGGAAAGACGGCGTACATACGAACTAGGGGGGACATCTCGAGGTGCTTGAGCGCAGGGATTCTGGATTGGACGGAGGGGAGCTTCTTGAGGGCCTCGGAGGGAAGAGCAAGAATGACTTGATCCCCCTTGATTTCTCCTGTTTTTAGGGAGACACAGACCCCATCGGACTCTTCTTGAACATCCAGAACTGTGGACTTGAGCTGCACAATCCCTCCTGCCTCTCGAAAGTCTTTTGCCAGTCCATCCGTGATGGCCTGGAAGCCCTCTTGAACCACTGAGAACTGTTCTTTTCCTCCAAATTCCGTTAAAAAACTGTGGATGGCAAGATCGGCTCGTAAGACGTGCATTTCGGCCCAATACGGAAAGTGAATATAGAAGTCACGAGCCTTGGGTCCGTGAATCCTTGTTAACAGCTCTCCCACCGTGGCTTGTTCAAGCGTTTTTTGAGGAAGGGCCTCCAACGGTTGAATATAGGTGGACACTAAGTCCAGAAAGTTATTGGGCTTCTTGTACCAGTGTGTTGTTCCAGGACCAATCGGATGGGTGTGGAGATTGTATCGTTTCAAAAGGGCCAGTGTCAAAGGGTGTTTTTCACTGATGCGACCGGCTCCAATCTCCCATTGACCCGTTTTTGATCGATGTGTTAGAACGCGCCCGCCCAGATTACCATATTGTTCTAGAATACACACAGAGGGTTTCGGTTTCCGTTTCAAAAGTTCCACACCTGCATATAAACCTGACACGCCGCCCCCTATAATAATAAAATTATAGTGCATTCCTGCTAAAGGATGAGATTATGCAGGAGGATGTGCAGCAAGAGCTGCATCGATGACTGCTGCGGTAGCAGTCGCAGCGGCTTTACGATCTGCGGCCTCCTTGAGCCTCCTCTCCTCGGCCTCGACCTTGAGGCGGCGCGTGCGTTCTGTGCCGTGCACCACCTCCCATTTGTCGTTGATCCACGGCACCGAACAGTTGAAGAACTTACCCACTTCTGACATTGCATCAAAGGAGAACCGGCGCAGCGCTTCAAGCTCAATACGAAGTGTAATAATGAGATCCGTGGCCTCCTCTTTCAAATAGACCTTGGCTGCATCAATGCGGCGAAACAGATCGATTGCGGCTCCATTGAAGGCATCCAGAATGTCACGGATCTCATTGCACTTCTGGCGATCTCGTTCAACCTTGGCCAGATGCTTCTTCCAGTCCTCTTCTGTCTGCTCCTTGAGCAGGAACTTGACACCCATACCTTCATTGTTAATGGGATCCAAGTGACGCTCATAGCGGTGGCGCTCCACATCCATTACGTGCGTACAGATGCGAAGAATCTCTAGAATCTGTCGGCGATCTTCCTTGGAGGCATTTCGAAGGGAGGTCTGGACGTGATAGGCGTTCGGAAGGCCGCCACACGGAACAAAGCCAGGATTGGTCGGGGCCGTCTGCCCGCCCTTGGCGAGCCACTGAAAGTAGTGAGGGTTGTGCACAATGCCTCTGGTAATGGCTTGCCCTGAGGTCCACGAAAAGGGTGTGTGACAGGAGATACACCACATTTGATCGCAGTTTCTTACGACAGTAAAGTCATTTAATATAAACTTCTTATTGCCATCTAGAGACCACCCATAATAGGTTCCTTTACCAATAGATTTTACTGTGATGCTTGTGCGCAAAGTATCCTTTCCAGCAGCAGATGAATTACACTTCTTACGAAGGATACGCGTTGGAATTTCGTGAAGTGACTCGCCCGAAATATTAATTCCAATATGATCTGCATAGTCTTTTGCTTCTGATCCTTGAAAGGATATACCCTTCTTTTCAAGAGGACGAACCGTAACTGTAAATCCTAGAGACTGTGCCAGGAATGCAATTTGATCTGCAATTAGCACTTTGGATTGTGAAATACTAATTCGCTTTCCGTCATTAGATAGATATCCATCTGTATCAATTAGACCTGCTAAGACAGCAAGTCTCGTTGCACGATCATTTATAATATATGCAATTGGAATATGCTTATTGCGAATAAGATCATATTTTGCAAGAACTGTTTTTAATGGATTTGAAGATTCACGTTCAATAGGCTCTGTATAAGGACTATCTGGTAGATCACAGAATACACAGGGAGCACTTTTACATCCTACGCAATCTGCTATAGTTGCACCGTGTCCAATTGCTAACCGTCCAAGGCCGCGCCCTTTTCCACGAATAGCGAACTTATAGGCTGCTTCGTGATATAGTTCGGCATTATGTGTTTCACACCAGCCTAGCAGATACTCAAGAATTTCTGGATCTTTTTCTGCATTTATCGCAAATGACTCGCCTGTATGAATTCCATCACCAATATAGAGGCCTACAAGATAGGGGTCTATCTCTACAGGACTAGTTGGCCAAGAGACTCCTTGACTTTTAAATCCCATTAAATTTGCTGTTGTTGTGGCTGGAAGCTTCATATAGTTCTCTACAGGAATTTCAATTACTTCAGGCAAATGAATAGTCTTTTTAAATTCTTCAATAAGTTCTTTTGCCTTCTCTCTTGATATATCTGCAGATATACTAATTGTTTTACTTTTCATTGCAAATGAAGTATGATCAAACCAGCGCATCTTCCAAGAAGTATCAGAGTCTGACCAGTAAATGACCCTATCACCACTGAACTTTAGTGCTAATTTATGTTTACTATTTACCGTATAGGTCATACCATTTGTCTGAGATACTTCATACATCTCATCTTCGCCAGAGCAGATTGTTTGGACTGTGCGCTGAGTTCCATCGTCACCGATAAGGGTATCTCCAATCTTAATATCCTTTGCTAATAGTATCTTTCCATCCCATCCAAGAACCGGTGTGTCTGCTGCAAAGCACCCGTCGATCTTGGAAATCATTTCACCGCACGAGGGACAGGGCTTCGTATCCTTCCTGATCAAGGCGGCAGTGGCCAGAGCTTCAGGGGTGCACGTATGCGCGACGTCCCGATCAAGACCCTTAATCTCAAAGCACTCGGGACAGGCCCACGTATGACAGAGACCACACTTCCAAGCGGAGGAGAGGAATCCGTTGCACTCAGGCACAGTGCAGCGCCGAACGAATTTCGAGGCGGGGGTTTTGGCCGCTGGGCCCGTATCTGCGTTCT